GAGGAGGCAGTCTCAGCAAGTATCTGACGAAAGGCTCCGAGGACTCCTATTAGAACAGAAGTTCCAACAAAAGACAACACGAAGACAAAAAGCAGGAACAGGTAAGAGGGGGGGGGATCGAGAACAGGAATTCTCGGGCGTTGATCAACTCGCGCCTGGGGAGGCGGGAGCAGAGGCGCGCGCTGCCCGGGAAGCTCCGCTTGAGCACGCTTGGTATACGTAGGTTCAGCAAAAGATCTGCCCTCATCACAAACTCGACCGACATACAAACGCCAAAGGGCGGTGTCAGGGAGATAATTCTTCCAAGCATCAGCCATGGCCTCAGAGAGGTCACCGGCAGTCTTGACACGGAGGAATTGGATAAGAGAGGCAAACCAAGCGCGACATTCCACGCAAGCAAAAGTCTCGTTACGAAGGCCACAAGCACGAATAACACTCATACGCAGCGTCTGATCCTTATTATCCACTAGCATATTGCTACGCATGCGGACACAGTCAATAGTAGGAAGGTACATGTCGTAAGAGAAGCCCGGAGGAGTGCAGAGAGAGAATTTATGTCCAATAAAAGACGTATCTTCAAAATTCTGCAACTTGTCCGAGCCAAACGTATAAACCATGCCGATCTGTTCTTGAACTGAAAGGATAGAGGTTGGGTTAATGTATTGCTGTAGCACTTTGTGCACCGCGACAGTAACGTCATCCCCACATAAGATGAGCCGTATGTAAAGCTTCCACGATTCATAGTTCCGGTATCTCTCCGGGACAGTTTTCATGTAAAGCACAGCCCAGTCAGTGTAGTTCATAAACGTATTGTCAGGCGTCGTGCAACCTTGACCACTAGGATTACCGCCGTTGCGACCAAATACATGCCCATCGGGCATGACAAAGGGGGCGCGGGCTATCTCCTGGTAGAGGTTCTTCGAACGAGAGCGATTTTCTGGCGTCTGAAACTCAACAGCTAGCATGCGGAATCGAAAAGCTTCTAACAGTTGGATCTGATACTCCCTCTTGCGTGAGTCGTACTTGTCCCCATCAGCCTCAAGGGCAGAAAGGGGACCAAAGAACGACATCTTAGCAACAAGAACGTCAGCTCCACTGTTGAAGAGATTGAGACCAACACAGCTAGAGTGCTTGCCGACAGTATCGACAAGTAGAGTATTCTGATGACCATAGAGCTGCAAGTGAGATTGAACATGGTGGGTGTCCATAGCATTAGTCGTGCGGGGCAGTTTGCGAGCAGGGCGGACTTCTTCTTTGATGGAGATCGAGCAGAGTGAGCGGATGTAGTCGGGTGTCGCAAGGACATCCCAATACTTCGCATACTCTTCACGATGTTCACCGAGCCAGAGGTCGCCTTTCGTAGCATAAAGCTCAGTCCAGGGCTGGCCTGGAGACTTGCTTGGAGACAGCCACTCAAGAACTTCATCACGCGACCAAATGCGCGAGGGGCTAATATGAGGAGCGAACTCTCTCTCAAGCCACTCAAACGCAACGGCGTATTGCTTCTTGGTATCGTCAGATAGCGG